GTCGGAGAACGAGAGCCTTAAGGCACAGATTGCTCAGATGCGTATCGAGAAGGTGGCACGGGATGCGGCAGGCAGGATGGGCGTGGCACCCAATGCCATGGACTACATTGCCAAACTTGCTGATTTCACCGACGTAATTACCGAGAAAGGTGAGATAGACGGTGAGAAAGTGACGGCTGCCATTCAGAAGGTTCTCGACGATGTTCCGCAGTTCAAGGCTAATACTGCCGCACAGGCAGGGTTCAAGATTGGCGGTGACGGAGGCAACTCGGCGTCAACGGAAAGCGACGATGAGAGAGCCAGACGCATTATGGGTCTTGGACCAAAGAAATAAACAAATAACAAAAAGAAAGGCAGGAAAAAACTATGGCAAATTCTATTGAATTGGCAAAGAAGTACGTTGACCTCTTGGATGAGGTTTACGCAAAGGCATCCGTTACGGCGGATCTGATTGCATCTCCCGACCTTATCAGAGCAGGGGCGAATGCAAACGAAATCGTATATCCCCAGATTGCCACAACAGGCCTGGGTGACTACGACAGAAACTCCGGTTACACAGACGGTTCCGTGAACGTTGTATGGAAGACAGCACAGTTCGATTACGACAGAGGCACTAAACTTTCCATCGACGCTATGGACGACGAAGAGACGTTCAACATCGCTTTCGGCAAGGCTCTTTCTGAACTTATCAGAACAAAGGTTGCTCCCGAGGCTGATGCTTATTTCTTCGCTAAACTCGCAGGCACAGAGGGTGTCTCCGCAGGCGAAGACGCGACATTCGCTGACGCATCCGAGTTCCTTGAGGCTCTCATTGCGGCTAAGTCCAAGATGGACGAGGACGAGGTTACGGAAGAGGGCAGAATCCTCTACGCAACACCTACTCTCCTGAATGCTGTTATGGCTCTCGACACAACCAAGTCCAGAGAGGTCCTCGCAACATTCGCGCAGAAGATTGCTGTTCCTCAGAGCAGATTCTACAGCGCGATTTCTCTGCTTGACGGTAAGTCTTCCGGTGAAGAGGACGGCGGTTACAAGGCAGGTGACGGTGCTTCCAAGTTGAACTTCGTTATCGTTGAGCCTTCCGCAGTTATGAAGTACGACAAGCACGTTGTCTCTTCCATCATTGCTCCGGAGATGAACCCTGATTCCGACGCATACATCGTTAAGTACAGAAAGTACGGTTTGAACGATGTATATGCTAACAAGGTTGCAGGTATTTACATCAGCAAGCAGGCCGCTTCCTGATAAGGGAGGTGTCCTATGAGAACAATCGGTAAGATTGACAATCAGCCTAAGAAGAGAAAGGCGGCAGAGATTAACGAGGAGTTTGATAAGAACTTCGAAAAGCCCGCTGCCACATCTTCCAAGAAGGCTAAGAAGACAACTAAGGAAGAATGAAATCTTTTGAAGAAAGGCGGTATTGACAATGGCATACGCTGATTACGATTACTATGTGAACACATACGGCGGTACGGTGTTGACAGACGAAGATACCGCTAATGTTGCCCTGACCAAGTCGAGCGATACAATCGACGCGCTGACCTATTGCCGGATAACGGCGGCAGGCGGTATAGACGAACTGACCGAGTTCCAGCAGGAAGTTATCAGGGATGTTTGTTGCAAGTTAGCAGACTGGCAGACGGAGAATTCGGAGTATCTGGATTCTCCGTTGTCTTCCTATACCATCAACGGCGTGTCGGTGAATTTTTCGGGCTCTTCCGTAACAGAGGTGCTGGGTATCAAGATACCTGCGGTTCTCTATGCTAAACTCAAGTCCACCAATCTGTGCTGGGCTGTTGTGTGAGGAGGCGGTGTTGATATGGCATGGCCTAAACTTGTACACACGGCTAAAACTGATATACACGTGACTATCGAGGCGGAAGATATCAATGAGTTCGGCGAGCGTGAGACGGTGCTCGATTCTGACCTTAAGTGCAACTACCAAAGCGTTTCCCAGGTGAAATACACCTCCGATAAGGAAGGCGTGACGATAACCGGGACGGCTCTGTTTGACGGCGACATCTGTGAGGAGTTGGCCGAGATAACGTCCGGCAAGGTGGTTGTGTTCGGTCAGGAGAGAGTCATCTACAGAGGAAGCAAGTGCAGAAACCCTGACGGGACTGTGAATTACACGAGATTGGAGTTGATTTGAATGGCCAAACTGCAGATTGTATCGGGCGAGGTCAACATCAACAAGGCGGCCTTTGCCAAACTCGACAAGGCCATTATCCAATCCCTTGAGATGACTGCCGAGGCACTCCATACGGAAGTGGTTCAGGCTCAGGTTATGCCAAGGGATACCGGACACCTGCAGAACGAGTCGACATTCGTTGACCGTTCCCAGAGTTCGAAGGGTGTGGTCTATCTTGTATCCTCTACTCCATACGCTCGGAGGCTGTACTTCCATCCGGAGTACAACTTCACAAAGACCGAGAACCCGAACGCAAAGGGACTGTGGCTTGAAGACTGGATAGACGGCGATAAGAAAGATTTCTTTGATAAGGCTTTCGCGGCATTCCTTAAGAGGAACGGAGGTACAGGATGATAACAAACGAACAGGTGCTCGCATGGGTGAAGACTTTGCCCGTGACGGCAGATAACTACTATGCAGGGGTTTTGAACAACAAGAAAGACTGCTCGTTTGGTGTCTACAACGCAGGGGACAAGAGGACAGACGGCCTTGCCATTGGCGGCAGACAGTATGCGACTCAGGCTCACGGCGCCAAGATACTCGTTCACTGGAACAAGAGCACGCGAGAGACCCAGGACAAAGCAATCGCACTCTATGAGGCTATCTGGAGTGCCAACGAACAGGGGAACATCACCATCGGTGACTGCCCCGTATCAATATTAGCAATGCCATACGGCGAGCCTGTGGACGTCGGATGCGACGAAAACGGTATCTGCGAGTATGTTATTGACTTTGTAATCTTTTACGAAAGGAGTTAAAGAATATGGCTGTATATGAAGCATGGAGAAACACCTTCCAGATAAGTACAACCGGTAAGGATGAAGATGACGCTTATGCGATTATCGCTGACGTAGAATCTTTTGAGGTTTCCTTCGATGGCAACGTTGAGGAGTGGAATCCTTACGATACCAAGGGTTGGACCAGAAGACTTAAGACGGGTAACTCAATCACGATCAGCGTGACCGCGAAGAGAAACCTTGGCGACACAGCTAACGATTACCTGGCTAATCTTACAACGGAGATGGGTACCGATGCGGAGACCTACGTTAAATGGACTATGTATGACGGCACTATTATCACGATGCTGTGCGTTGTCAACGTAACATCCAACGGTGCGGGTGCCACAAGAGACGTTGCGCCTCTCGAGGCTGAATTCCTCTCTAACGGCATTCCGACAATTACATTGCCCTCGTAAACGGGACACTTGACTGACCCATACGATACACCTCCATGGGTAGGGAGTCGTTCTTCGGAACGGCTCCCTTTCTTATGGAGATATCACGTGAACATTGGAGGTATTGAATATGGCAAACGTGATTAACATAACTGACAAACTCAAGAGAACAGATAAATACATTGAATTAGAAGGTACGGAGTACAAGGTTGACGGCTCGAAAAACGCATTCATCGAGGCTCTCGCCATGATGGACACATTGAGTGCCGAGAACGACTTCACGCAGATAGACAAGATATTTGAACGCCTCTGCGGTAAGGAGTTCGGTGAGGCTGTCGAGGCACTCAATCTTGATATAGAAGATACAAAGACCGTGCTCATTGCGGTTCTGGCGGCGGCTCAGGGCATCTCCTACGAGGAGGCCGAGGAGCGATTTCGAAAAGCCTAAAGAGCACGAGACATTCTACGACTTTTTCGAGGACTACGAACTGATAGAGGCGTCTTTCGCTCAACAGTACCACATCCGGTTAAGAGACGAAGAACAAATGAGTTGGGATGAATTCTCAACTCTTCTCTCCGGGTTGGATGAGAATACACCTCTCGGGAAGGTCGTGGCAATAAGGTCCGAGAAGGACCAGAAGAGAATCAAATACTTCACTCCGGAGCAGAAACGCATACGCCGTGAATGGGCGAAGCGGAATGCTGTGAAGGGAGGAAGTGATGGGTATGTGGCCGAGATGGATGCACTCAAGAAGGCGTTCATGGGCCTTGCCAATACCAATACAAAGAAAAACTAACAGGAAGGGAGGATACATCTATGGCTGTCGATGGCGGTGCGATTGCTCTACAAATAGTCCTGTCCGATGACAATATAGAAGTACAGGCCAAGCAAGTAGGAGAGAAGGCGGCGAAGGCAATATCCGGAGCGTCCTCGAAATCCTCAAGTGCTGTGTCTGCGGCGTCTGCCAAGGCGTCTTCCGCAATAAGCGGAGTGGGCTCTGTTGCGGGCAAACTCGGCGGCATTGTTGCGGCTGCGTTTTCGGTTGCGAAAATAGTCAGTTTCGGCAAGGAGTGCCTTGAGGTCGGTTCAGATCTGGCAGAAGTCCAGAACGTTGTTGACGTAGCCTTCGGTGACATGTCCTCCGATATAGACGCATGGGCCAAGACGGCAATGACATCTTTCGGTATGTCCGAGACAATGGCCAAGCAATACGCAGGTACATTCGGTGCCATGGCCAAGTCCTTCGGCTATTCCACATCGGAGGCCGTGGAGATGTCCGAGGCGGTCACGGAACTCGCGGGAGATGTTGCGTCCTTCTACAATCTCGATGCAGACACGGCATACACCAAGATGAAGTCTATCTTCACAGGCGAGACGGAGTCCCTGAAGGACTTGGGTGTCGTTATGACGCAGACCGCACTTGATGAGTATGCTCTTTCCAACGGCTTCGGCAAGACCACATCTTCCATGTCTGAGCAGGAGAAGGTTGCTCTCAGGCTTGCATTCGTTACGGACAAGCTGAGCGACGCTTCGGGAGACTTCCAGAGGACATCCGGGTCCTGGGCTAACCAGGTCAAGATACTCTCTTTGCAGTTCGACTCTCTGAAGGCATCCATAGGTCAAGGCCTCATCAACCTGTTCACTCCGGTAATCCAGATGATGAATGCCGTGCTTACCAAGATAAACGAGGTAGCGGCAGGCTTCGGGTCTCTTACCGCCATGATAATGGGCGTGGAGAACGAAAGCGGCAGTAGCGGTACCGGAGCGATTGCATCCGATCTGGCTTCTGCGTCCGACTCTGCCAATGACCTTACATCCGGACTGTCTTCTGCGGGTTCGGCTGCCAAGAAGGTGGCGGGCACCCTCGCAGGGTTCGATAAGATTAACGTCCTGTCCTCAAATGCGTCTTCAGGCGGTGGCGGTGGCGGAGCGTCTTCTGCTCTTGCTACGGCTGTTGCGGCTGATGCGGCGGCATCTCAGGCAGAGTCAGCGGTGGATAAGGC